AAGTGCAAGTATCATTGCTAAGTCTTCCACACTATTAGGTAAGTGTTGTTTAACAATGTCGTGGTGTTTGCTAATATGAAACAGTTGGTCAACAATTTCTTTATGCTCAAACAACTCCCACATAGGGTCTGTTGCTAAAAGTTTATCTAAATGCTGTTCACTTTTAACGCCATTGTAAATGTGGTTGTTCAATACATCTAATTTAAAGTAACCAACTGCTTCTGCTTCTTTGTGGTCTATTGTACTAAAGCCTTTTAACGGAAACATAGGAATAGGTTGCACATACACTCCAGTGTTATGCTTTTCAAATTCTATTCCACGTTTGATACTTGCTGGCGTATGTTGAATAAGTTCTAGTAACTTATCCCTATCAGCCATATCAATGTCTACGTCAAAATCTATATTCATATTATTTTAGCTATTGTGTTTGCTAAGTTTACAAACCATTTAGCGTCATGTCCTTTAGTTGTTTCAGCGGCAGTACCTAATCGAATACCACTTGTTTCTGTAAAACTTCTAGGGTCATTTGGTATGCCGTTTTTGTTTACAGTAATACCATTCGCCTCTAACATGTTCGCGGCATCTTTACCACTTACACCTCTATTAGTTAAGTCAAGTAATATTATATGCGAATCTGTGCCGTTTGTCAAGCAGTTAAATCCATTTGCTGTAAGTTGCTTTGCAAATGCCTGAGCATTTATAACAACATCTTTTGCATACTGACTGAAAGACGGAGTGTTTGCCTCAATAAAACATTGTGCTTTTGCGGCAATTAAATGCATCAACGGACCACCTTGTGTTCCAGGAAAGATTGCACTATTAATACGTTTAGAGTATTCTTCGTTATTCCACAATATAATGCCGCCCCTAGGACCTCGTAATGTCTTGTGTGTAGTTGACGTAACTATATCTGCATAAGGTAGCGGACTTGGATATGCCTTGCCTGCAACTAGTCCACTGTAGTGTGCCATGTCAACTAATAACAATGCTCCTACTGAATCAGCAATAGCTCTAAACCATCCCCAATCAATTTCACGTGGGTATGCACTAGCACCAGCAACAATCATCTTTGGCTTATGACGTTCGGCTAACATTTGAACTTCAACATAATCGATGTAACCATCATCGTCAACACCATAATGATATGCTTGGTAAACCTTGCCTGATATATTTGGCTTACTGCCATGGCTTAAATGTCCACCACTTGCTAAATCCATGCCAAGTATTGTATCGCCCGGCTTTAAGAATGCTTGGTATACTGCTGTATTGGCATTAGCACCACAATGCGGTTGTACATTAGCAAAGTTACAACCAAATAACTTCTTAACCTCTTCGATTGCAAGGGTTTCAATTTCGTCCATATGTTCGCAACCGTTATAGTATCGTGCTCCAGGATAACCTTCTGCATACTTATTAGTAAATACACTTCCGCTTAATTCCATTACTGCATCGCTGGCATAGTTTTCACTTGCTATAAGCTCTATTGTGTTATCTTGACGTACTGTTTCTTTATCTAAGATTTCTCTTATTTTTGTATCCATATTCATAGTCCGATTAAACCCCAACCGTGGTTAGCAATTGCATTAAGTATAATAGCAACACATGTCAACATGTGAGTTAACCACCATACCGTTCTAATTCCTGCTACAGTATTTGCTTGAGTATCTGTTTCGCCGACTTTCTCGCCTAAACTTTTTGCCCAAACATTCCAATACTTATTCATATCTCTTTTCCAGCAAATTCTCCAGCCATTGGGAATACCGTTGCAATAACTTCTGCTACTGCATGTGCTAATTCCATATGTTCTAACTGTGTGCCATTTGATCCACGCAATTCAATATAATGTATCCAGCTACGAAGTGTACCATTCACGTAGAGCCTGCTTAGTGTGTTTCCTTCTGGAAGTACTGCTCTTGCCTGCTCTTTAGCAATTCCTTTGCTTATAGCCCAATTGTAAGCGTCTAAGGATGCGTCTATAACTCGTTGTTGCTTGTTTTTCCATTCGCCTTGGAGTACTGCATGTCCATCCATCTCAGGATCAAGTTCAATACTGTTTTGCCTATTAACAGGATCTTGTAATCTTGCTTGTCTAATCTCAAATGCTAAATCTTTTGTAGGGTCTGCGTAACGTTGACTAAACTCTTGGAAACTAAAACTTCTGTGTCTCAATAATTGTCTAGCAATGTCTCTAGTAGTTTCTACTTCCATACAAACACTTACCATTTCAAGTGGGCTCCAATGTTTGTGCTTCATTAGATACTTTACTAGCTTGTCATTTGTTTTTGTATTGTCTTGATTTTCTGGATTACTTACCCTGGCACAATATGCCACTAAGCCTAATAGACTTGAATCTTTATCTAATCCGGATGGGTCTGGTGCTTGACTATAACTAATTATCTTTGCTTTCATTATTTTAAAAATTCCTTATTGTTATCGTTGTTTAAAAATGCTTTTGCTACTTGGTCATGTCCCCAATCATCAAAGTGCGAAGCTAAAGGTATCCAGCCTCGTTCCGATGATAATTTTCTCCAGTTTTCAATAGAGCCAAATGATTCTGGAATAATGTCCCAAATATCCATTAACGAAAAGTCTGGTAACCTTGTTAATGTGCTGGAAGTTAAATCGTCTGTGAAAGGGAAGGGCAATAATATTACTTTGACCCCCAATTGGTCACATATCGCTTTAACTAATGATATACTGGATAATGCTCTTAAATATCGTTTATATTGAGGAGTAGTATAAAACTCTGTATCTTCTAACCCTACAAACACTTGACCAAATTTGTCAACTACTTTATTTGCAGGTACTACAGGTGCTTCATTTGCAACAACTCCTCTATGTGCTACCCATTCACGATTACCAAGTCTTCTACCAGCTGGATCTCTGGACTTAGTAGGCATGAAATTGCTAAACAGTATTCCAAGTTTAGATAAAAATGCTGGAGTTCTAGCCATGTCTATCACTATCTTTTCATTTAGGTCAAATAAACTCTTCTTATCAGGTATGTTTTCTTGTTGTAATTGCTCTACAAATGTAAATGTACCAGTATAAATTAAATGGGATATTTTTCTATCGTTTAATAATCTACCAATAGTAACAAATGCGCCGGCTTCCCAATCACTCCAATTAATGCCTTCAAATTCTACTTTTTTAAAGTCGCCTTGTTCTGCAATAATGTCTGCCCAATGTGGTTCGTTCCAATTAGCGGCGGAATAACTTGCTCCACTGACCATCAGCTTATTTTTTTTCCTCATAGATTTGCTCTCACGCATGTTTCTTTAATCTCTGCTACTTCATCTTTGTTATTTTTAAATAGTTTCATCCAAAACGGAGGATCTATATTATCTTGTATCATTTTTATTTGTTCATCGTTAAAACGTTCTAACAATGTTCCGCCTGTGTCACTTAAATACAACACCCAAGGACTTACTTTGCCTGAACGTATATCATATACTGCTCTGCTAGGAGATACATTAATAAAGTATGACTGCCATATTTCATTATGTTCTTCTCCCCACTTGGACATGTAAATTACAGTTCGCTCTAATGCTTTTAGACCAGGCTCTTTTTTTACATATTCTTTTAAAAACTTATCGTACTGTGCATCAGATATCCATAACTTTAATTTTACGCCTGTCTTAATTAGCCATTCTGTAAATTGTTCTGGCTGTAGCCATTCGTTCACTTGACATGCTCTGCCAAATTTAACAAATGATTCGTAATAAGGACTTACAATAAAGTCTTCCATTGTCTTAGGATGTTTAGCACTAGTATTTAAATCATAAAACATTTGGAATGCACGGTGGCTTAATCGTATGTGGCTCATATCCTTGTCTGCATATCTGCGTTTCTTTACACACATATGAACTGCCAGAGTAGTCTCTGACTTAAATGATTTTTTGCACCACTTACATTCCATTATTTAAATATCTCTTTTATTTCTTTATCCTCAACGCCAGCATCTTTAACATATTGCTTGAGTTCGTCTTTAGTGTTTATACTTAATAGTAACTCTAACTCATCATGCTTTAAATGTGGCAGTAATTCTGATATTGCTGTAAACACCTTGTTTTTCTTTTTTCTAGTGTTCGGCGGTTTAATGTATTCATGATTTTGTGTTTTGCCACAACCAGCTACAGTAAACAATAGCCATTGTAATTCTGGATGTTTACTAACATCACTAAATCTATTATTAATACATTCGTTAACCATATATAAGTAGTCAGCTGACTTTGGGCCTCGAACACAACTAGCATAACGCATCATCATCCAGGCACTAAATGCCTTTTTCTTTTCTGCATCAAGCCTAGTATACCATCCTCGATCCTTTACGTCAATCGCTCTCATAACTTCTGATAGTGGTATAGCTGGTGCCTTCTTCTTAGCCGCCATGATAATCCTTGTATGTTTTTATAAAGTGTTCCTCGCCATTAGCAACATTTTCAGCCCATGTAGATCCGGCTTCCTCATCTGCAGTATCGCTGATGTATTTATAACAGTAAAATTCTACGACTTCATTTTTACAAACTTTTGCAATTGCATAGGCTTCCATTTCAACAATGTCTGTAGGTATTGCCAGTTTAGGATTTATAACAAAATCATCTCCAGTACTACAAGAGATGCCTTCACCAATAACAATTGTTCTGCTGTTTGGTTCGAATGGTGTCTCTCCTAGTTCGATACCTAGTTGTGTGCATTTCATATCACGTTGTACAACTTTACCAACTTGATGTATGCCGTTATGCAATGTGATTCCTCCAGCAGTACCAAAGTTCCAAACACGTTCAGGCTTGTATCTTTCTATTAACTTTGCCGCTGTCATACTTGCATTAACTTTACCTACTCCAGTAAAGAAAACGTTTTCCCATGTAGCCATTTCAGGAGCTTCTTGCTCCAATGCTATTAAAATTATATCTTTGATATTATTCACCTTCAAATTCGATTAGTGTGTTTACGCTGTATCCATGTTGTTTTATTATAGCACTTCCTTTAAGTGTGGGCAAGTCTATTAGTGCTAAAATTAAAATATTTTCTTTTGGTACAGCAAAATGTTCATGTACAATGTCAGCACACGCTATTGCTGTGCCGCCTGTAGCAATTAAGTCGTCCATGATTACTACTTTGTCGTGTGGTGCAATGTCTGTACTGCATTGTATGTTTAAACTTGCAGTACCGTATTCTAGTTCGTAGTCTTTCCTATATATCTTACCAGGCAACTTACCAGGCTTACGAGCCATTATAAAAGGCAAGTCTAGATCGCTGGCAATAGGAGCACCAAATACAAACCCTCTACTTTCAATGCCAATAAGTTTAGTAGCACCAAAGCCCATTGTTAATGAAGTTAACTCTGATAATGACTTGTTAAATGCTTCGGGGTTTTCTAGCAGGCTTGTAATATCTCTAAATTCAATACCTGCTTTTGGAAATCCGGAAACTGTTCTAATACTATCTTTTAAATCAATATTATAACTACTCGGCATTTAATTCATCTTCCATATCAAGCCACATTTCGTTTTCGTCTAAATACTCCGGTGTGTACTTGGTATCGTTGTCATGCCATTTCATATTCATATACCCTACACTTGCATAGTAGCCTTTACCGTTTGTATCGTTATTATCCCATTCCTGTTCTAATACTTCTTTTTTATACCAAACGTCTTCCACAATTTCGCCACACATTGTTTCAACAGTATTGAATGCAATTTGGTTAGGGTCAAAATCTTCGCCTATAGTTTCAACAAACCAACAACCAAATCCACCTTTCTCACTACTATGAAATTGTAGCACTGGCTTATAATCAGTCATGTCGTCTGGCTTAGTTGTGTCATGGTATGCTTCTCTACCGTATAAATGCCATCCATCTATATCAATTTGATTGGTGTAGGGATAATCATCGCTACCGTCTGCTTTAACTTCTTCGACTGTAAATTGGTCATCTGAGTAAGCACCATTTATATGTTCGATGTCCGTTGTTTCTGTCCACGATTCAAAGTCTTCGTAAGGAATTGGAATATCGTTATCTATATCTTCATCGTCCCAACCGAAACTAGTAACATAATCTATTAACTCGCTTTCTTCTTTATCCATAAAGTAGTCTACGAAATCTTCGTTAACTGTACCAATTGTTACTTCGCCACCTCGGTATCCTGCTTCAATTCTAAAACGCCTTTTTACACCTTTCAGTTTCTGCGTCATTTTATCTATATCTGTATCTAAACTCATTTGAGCCTCCTAGTCAATTAACTGACCAATATCTATTTCATGTGGTATTTTATTTGCTTCTTTAACAAACATGACACACTTAGGATTGTGACCATCTTCTAGAGGTACAATTAACATGTGTCCATTTTTTAGCTTTGGAAAGAACCACTTCACATCTTGAAAGATATTTGTAATTTTAATTTCTTCTGCTGACAACAGTGAGCCGCTTAGTGGATTTAATGCCACTGTTAAAAAGCCTCTATTGTTTAAACTAGTTAATGGAATAACTTCCACGCCAGTTAAATCTTCATCGGTGATTGCTATACTCCAATCCATCGGCATTTGAATATTGTGTTCACCGATTTGTAAACATATTGCTGGAGCATAAAAACTCTCTAGGAATATGAGGGGTAGGAAATAGTAATCCATAAATGTCGGATCGGTCGTATCAAACACAGCAAACCGGACATCATCTATCTGATCCGGAACTTGGTCTATTTCAAATACGGTATTCTCAACTGTTAATATTTTCATTTATACTCCACTTTGGTAACTTGAAATTTGAAAGATTGCTCTTTATAAAAGGCTTTCCTTTTTGTCAAATGACGTTTACTATATTTTAAATTACTAGTTACATCGATTACCTGTAAATAGTCCTTGTCTTCTGCTTTACGGATTCCTCTGCCAATACTCTGAATTACCCTAACAAAACTCTTGCCTGGTTCTACCATTACAAGATTAAAGATTCTAGGTATGTTAATTCCAACTGCGGCAACTCCGTAAGTTGCTACAATTACTTTATTATCCATATCGGATACTTCAGCATATTCTTCTTGCCTGTCTTTCACTTTCATTGCACCTGATATAAATGCCCATTCAGGGTTTCTTTCTTTAAACATTTCACCTGTTGCAAGTCTATCAATTAGCACTAATGTATTTCCGTTATCGGCTAATCCATTAATAATTGAAGACAAGTGGTCTATACGTTTAGGGTCTGTTACTAGCCATTTTAATTCTTGTGCATAACCTGTAAAGCCTTGCACACCGTCTTGCATTTGAAAAATATTAATATCCAGGTCTGCTAGGACGCCTCTGTCTTGTAACTCTTTACTACTTAAACTTCCAGTAACTGGACCTAAGCAACAAGTACACCCAACTGCTTCGTGTTCATCTTGTGGTATTGTGCCTGTTAATCCCCAACGGATTGGAACATTAGCAAACACTCCTCCTAATAGTTTCTGGAGTACATCGGCTTTTGCCTTGTGTACTTCATCTACCATAATACAAACTACTCCATCTAAGAACTGGTCTATTGGAAAGTCTGCTTCAAACTTCTTACTTTTCTTTTCTAGTACTGCTAAACTCTGCCATGTACAAATAGTATGAGTTTTGTCATACTGTTTCCTGTCACCAAATAGTACTCCCACATCAAGACCTAAATTCTTATAGTCTCTTTCTGTTTGTACTACTAAGTCCTTATTAGGAACAATAACTATACTACGCCCATAAGGTTCACACATATCGCTTAAGGCGGCTGTTATGAGAGTCTTACCGGCTCCTGTAGCCACTTGCTGTAAACTCTGTGGATTCTTTAAAAAGTTATTAATAACTTCTACTTGATAATCCCTTAGTATTACAGGCGAGCCTTCTGCTGGATGACCTTTGGGCCACATAGTGTTTTCATATCTTAACTCATTTATAGGTTCAAATGCAAACTGCCATTTGCTCCTCTGGTCATCTACTTCAACACTATATCCGCAGTCTTGAACTATGGGTAGTAATCTATCCAATAAGTTCATATATGTTCTACCGCCAATATCACAATACCTAACACACCCATCCCACCTGCCAAGTTTATAAGCTGGCATGTGGTAGGCGTAAGGTAAAAAGTATTTTGCCGCATCAGAAATCTTACGTCTTGTTGCTGGATCTAATCCTGCAAACTTTACGTTAACTTCGTCTCGAATCTCTAGAACACATTTAGGCATAAGTTATTATACTACCAGTTGTACTGAATTGTCAAGTTAAATTCTCTGCCTTTATTATTATAATAAGGAAGAACCTCTGCTTGTTCGTTTGTTAAGTTTAATGCTGTAAAAGAAATAGTAGTGTTATTAGGAAGTTTTTTTACTGCATAAAAGTTTAGCTTCTTAAGGTCGTCTAAGTATTCTTGTCCAGTTGGAAGTGTATCATACAGACCAGGTGTTCTGTCAAATGATCCTACATACCTTACTTTGTATGTAATTTCTTTCCACATCTTTTTATATGTTAGAACTGTAATGTACTGTGCCACTCTTGCTTTATCAGAATCGTTGTACTTTATCATAACACTTACTGGTCCAAAGTTATTAGAGAATCTAACACCCTGTGTAGAGTAACTGCCTGCATTGTAATACCTTGCATTGGTCCACACATCAGTACTACTAGCTGGTTCTACCATCTCTATAATATCATCGATTTCGTCAATTGCATTTGCAATAGGCATTATAGTATTAAAGCCAGGAGTATACTCAATTGATTCTTCAAAGTCATATCTAAATAAACTTAAAGCACCAAAACCAATCTCATAGCCTGTGCCTTCTTCTGGCATTAGCTCATCATTAGCATCAACGTAACTGTCGCCGTAAAGCTCGTACAAGTTAGGCTTTCTAAAACTAGTACCTACGTTAAGATAGAACTGGTCTTTAGCTATTCCGAAACGCAATGCATTCTGGTCATCGTTGCCATACCTAATTCCAAAGTTGTAGTCTAGAATAAATTGTGCATCAACACTTAGAAACACGCCATAGTTATCATCGCTATGTTCATTGTATTGTTCTTTGCTACCATCTACACCATATGTTACTTCAAGTAGTGTCGACAAATTTGTAGTGTCGCCTATTCTGAAATAATCTCTACTGCTTTCGTTTTGATATGTACTTACACCTTCAGTAAAATATTCTGCTTTCTCTTCTGTTCTACCTAGAGTAAAGTATTCGTTCCTTACACTAACTGTAACTTTTTGACCGTCTTGTAAACAATCGTTTGATTGAGTGAACTCTGGTGTATAACAGTTGTCATAATCGTAAGCATAATCTACTGCATTAACTATAAACTTAAAGTCGCCGGCGTCTGCTATAATTTTAGCACTCTTGTTTTCGTACTTGTCTGTTTCAGTATTATCATTCCTTGTTTGTTGCTCTACACTAAAGTCTGAATACTGGAACCAACTTGTAGGGGCAACACTAATATACTGCTGGTGGTTTGAACCAAGCCTTGCAGTTACACTAGTATCAATAGTGTCTTGAATTAGTACTGTTCCAGCTATACTGCCTGAGCCGTACATAACTCCGTTTGCACCACTAATAACTTTTACTGTTTCGCCACTAGTAATGTCGTGTCCAAAATCATACCAACCACTGCCTGGGTTGTTTGCTGGAACACCATTTTTATATACTACGGTATGTACAGATTGAGCACCACGTTCTCTGAACATTGTACTTGCTCCGTAACCACCTGCCATCCAAGTCTTATCAGGCATTATTGCCTCGAATAAAGTTGTACTTGTTAACGGACTTGCTTTTGTAGTTTTAACCTCTTGGGCATATACTACTACTTCTTCTATATTTTCTGCCTGGGCCTGGAATGCGAATAGCATTATGGCGGCAAAAGTAAACATCTTGTTCATACTTCTCCTCTTTTTAAATGTTATTATCTTTGTCTTTCAACAATAAGTAATTATACACTTTACTGTGTCAAAGTCAAGTAATTTCTATTACTCAATTACACAAAAGGTGAAGCCCGGAGGGGATCCGGGCTTCGTGGTGCTCCATTTAGGGGATGACTAACAATCGAGCACCGGGGGAACTGTTAGTTCGTTTCTTATTAAATTGTTCCTTTCATACAAGTAGTTCTTGCAAGTTTTTCCCAATTAGCAGGATCCATTTTTCTAAGATCCGATATCTTCAAAACCATTCTCAAACTTATCTCTCTAAGAGCTTCTTGGTTAGTGGTCATAAAGTTAATAATTTCTTTATCACCTTCTACACCAAACTTGTATTCTTCAAGCATACCATCTTTAACAATCTGGTTAATCCTGAGGAACTTATCTCTTATAGAGTTCATTGTAAGATCCAAGTAGTGACATCTTGACATAAGTGCCGCTAAGTGATCCTTAATCTTTTTAGAACGAACGTTTTCAAAGTCTACGTTAGTAATAAAGATACAACCACCTTTGAATTCAAATCTATCTGGAATACCTTCTCTACGAAGTGCTTGTGATTCTGACTTCCAAGTAATAGTTCTTTTCTTACCTGAGTCCAAAGTTGCTTTAAGCATATTCAAACATACTTCATCAAACAACACACTATCACAGTCATCAAATACAAGTATGTTACCTGCTTCTGAATTGTTATATAGTGTTTGGAATAAACCAATTGGAGTAACCGAACCTTTTACTACTTCAGTTCTTGCAGGCTTGCCAGCAACCTCAGTAAGCATATCGTAATCTTCTAGCACAGTTTCTACACCATAAGATTTACCAACACCTGGAGGACCACTAACAATCATACCACGTACTGTACCTTCTGCTACAGCATGAGTCATTCTATCAAGAATATCAAAACGTTCTCTGATACGCTCAATTGCTTCTTCGTCATTTTCTTCTTTCTTAGGCTTCAGATCAATTTTTGGTTGCTCTGCATAAACACTAGGAGTTACATATTCTAGATCCTGTGTTGGATCTTCTATAAGTACTCTTATACTAGCGAACTGGTCTCCCATTACTTCACTACCGTTTACTGTAATGAACGCACCTTTCTTACCTATGTTAAGTGGCTTAATAATTGGAAATACTGTATCAACGATTTCGTTTTTACGGTAAGTACCAGCCTTAATCTTTACATAGTTTAGTTTGTTTTTCTTCATTGTTGTCATATTAGTCATCCCCGACATTATGATTATTGTTAACAAGCCCTTCTTATTAACTTATGTATATTATACTAAATTCTAGGACCAATGTCAACCTTTTACCGTTTTTATTGGCTTTTTCTTCCTTTCCTTTATTGTCTAATAAGTATATATTATACTACCTTTTAGGGGTGATGTCAACCTTTTACCACAAATAGTGGTAAATTATTGGATGATATTGAGATGCTTATATGCTTTTTGTACTGCTTTTGCTTGATTGTATGCATCAGCGAGTGCTGAGTGCAAGTCCTTTTGATTACCTGAATCGTCTTTACGCAGATCCCTTGGGACCAGTTGTCCTAGTGTTCTGCTATCAGCTTCTTGCCAAAAGAACCAATTTTTGTGTTGTTCGAAACTATTCTCAATTAGGTCTTCAAGGATACCATAATCAAATCTAGATCCTTGTGCCCATTTAAGTTCAGTGCCATTTAGCCATTTATTAAGGTCTGCAATAAAGTCGATTACTGAAACTCTGTTCTCATCTGAGAACGCTTCATCTTGAATTGCTTTATCTTGCTTTCCCCACCATTCAATAGTATTAGGATCGATAACTCTGCCTTTGGCAGTTTGTTCATCAATATTCAGTCTTACACTAAATGGAGTATGCGGGTCTTCTGCACTATACGGATTAAACTTAACTCCGCCAACAGTTAATACAACAGCATTAGGCTTAGTAGCTAATGTTTCAATATCAATCATTGCATGAGTTGTCATTTATTTAAAGTTTCCGTATTGTTGTGCAAATGATTGCTCGGCTTCTTCTGCCGTCATTTGCTCTTCATTCCAAGTAAGACGTTCTTGTTGGTTAAGTACACGCCAATTCTGGTAGTTCTGTAAATAACTTTTTTCCCTACTATATGTAAATTCATGTGTGGGTTCAGATATTATTACTTTGTCATTACTCATATTTTGCACCAGTTTTGTTTTGTACTAATAATTATACTAAAAATCGTACCCTATGTCAAGAACTTTATACATTTAATTTCTTAAAGTAATTATCATACAACCGCTTTTCCCAACGATATGCTTCTCTCTCCCAGGGTTGATGGCTGTAAGGAACTTTAGCACGATTTACTTCTTGTTGTTTCCACATGTTCATATTAGGGGTTATCTCTCCCATTATAAACTGTTTTGCATGGATTAATTCGTGTGTTAAATTAGTTAGCATTTTTTCACGTGAGTATGTATGTTCGTTTGACGTTCTAGCTATTTCTATTTCAACTGTTGATCTATCGCCCCAACAATAACCGCCGGCTTGTTCATCGCAAACGGTTAATATATTGATTGTAATTTCTATTGGGCGTCTTAATTTTGTAGGTATAATATTCTCGAGTAATAGTTCACTGACTCGTTCTATTAATTGTTTGTTTCTGATTTGTCCTATAACTTGGACTTGGATCATATCCTGGTTCCTACATCCAGCATCTTGCATTTCGCTAACCTATTGAAATATCTTCCATACCAGCAGTTCTTAACCGTGTAATATGTCCGATTTGCCACTGCTTTGTATCTAAGCCTTTCATTATGCCTAGGTACTTATTGCGTAAAAGACTGTATTGGTTGCAAAGGTGCTGTAAGTTAATTACACTTTCCTCACCATCAACAAACTTATCAGCATCTCTACTAGTAAGTGTTCTATTATAAGATTCAAAGAATTTGCGGAATACTTTAGAACGTTCTCTACGAAGTTCTATATTTAAGTGTTCGAGAATTGCTTCAATCTCTTGTAGCTGATTAAAGCGATGCTCAGTAATACCAGGAAGGGAGGCACTCAATTTCTCGAGGCTCCCTTTAATGTGACATTCGTATTTTGCTTCTTGAAGTTCTTTTTCAAAGTAGTCTATAGAGCCTACAATCTTACTCAGATCCTCAACAACTGAATTATACCACCCTGCCATGTCTACTCTTCCCAGTCGTCATCATCTTCATCTTCGTCTAATCCAAAATGCCCAATAATTGCATTTTTCATAGCTGAGTCGAACATGTTGATATTTGCTTGGATATCAGCAAGGTCGGCATTCTCATCAAAAATAGTAATGATTTGTTCTGCCGCCTGTAGCCTGTCTTTCTTGGTAATGTAATTTTTCATACCGTCCCAAACTTCTACTAGAAAATCTAAATCAGGATTCATTTGCCAACTCCTCTACAGTAGGTTCATCTACTAAAGTTTCATCGTCAACTAAATCACTAAAATCATCATGATAGTTTGCATCAGGTATTTGATTCCATTCATCCATTACTATCTGAAGTCTCTCTTCAGTCCACTGCTTTCTAAACTCTTTAATAACTTCGCCTGTAACAGGTGATGTGTATTCTAGTTTATTACCAGTTTTTACAACGATTCCTTTCTGCTCAAGCAATTCTAAAATACCTGAGTATGGATTCATTCCTGATTCATACGGAATTTTAATCTGTACACTTTCAAACGGTTTGCTGTAACGTGTTTTCACTACTTTACATGCCGCTCTAATACCTTGTACTGTCGATACTTTATTTCCGTCTTCGTCTTCTTTAAGTTTTAACTTTTTCATTGCTACTACAATACTTGATGCATATACAAATCCTTGTCCGCCACTGATTTTATCATCAGGGTCAAACATATCTTGCGATGCATAAGTGTGGTTAGTTGCAACAAGTCCGATTGGATGTGGTGCTAGTTGGTTAACTGTATTCCTAACTAGGGCTGTTAATGCCTTAGGCTTTCTACCCATATCACCTTTCATGTCGCCTTTTTCAAACTGTGCAACATCTGTAGGTGTAAGCAACATTCCCAAACTATCCACTACGAATAGTAATTTAGGTTGCTCTGCATATGGTAAGTCACCATAGTTAGACTTATAGTCTTTTACGAAGTCACTAATTGTTTTTGCTACATCATCAATCATTGAGACGCCAATCTTCAATAATTTCTCAGGAGTTGTATCAACGCCTAATGCTTGTAGCCAATCTTCATCTAGTGCATTCTCACTATCAAATAATACTACTTGACAGCCTTGTTGTTGTGCGTTACGCACTAAGTTACCTGAACAGATAAACGATTTACCTGAACCAGACTCTCCTGCAAATACACTTACTTTGCCTAGAGGAACTCCCTTTTGGAAGTCCCCACTAATTAGGTAGTTAAGAGTGTAGTTACCAGTTGATATCCAATCCTGTGGATCATGAAAGCCAGCACTGATGCCAGCGATACTTTTCGTGATTCCTGTTCGGAACTTTGTTAAGTCAAATGGTTTCTGCATGTTGTACTCCTTAAGAACGGTTTCTAATCATGTTCAGAATGTCATCTGCACTAGGTTTCGCATCACCTTCTGCCGCAGGAGCCGCCGGGGCAACTGGTGCCACTGGTGCTGGTGCTGGAGCAGTTGCTACTACTGGTGCCGCTGTTTCAACTACTGCTTCTGCTGGTGCAGTTACAGGTGCTATTACAGGTGCTACCGGAGCCGCTGTTTGCACAGGCGGTGTAGTAGGTTGTGTTGCCGACTTAGGTGTTTCTACGCCATAAGGCTTGTAGAACATTGCCCAACGCTCTGGATCATACAATTCACCGTCAACCGATGCTTGGAACATTTCGCTAATTGCGTTAAGTTCGTCTTGTCCAGGTCTTTTAGGTAAAAAGTCTGAAAGTGTATGTAAGCCATTTGCGTCAATCGCCGCTAGTTCAGTTTCATCCAAACCACGCTCTTTACGAGCCCATTTTGAAGTACTGTAATCAGCATACTGTCCTTTAGTTGTTTTAGTAACTCTGAAATCTGTACCAGCAACATAGTCAGTTGGAATGTTTTCCATATCTGGGTCCATTAGTGCTGATTTAATAATGTTAAAGATTTGCGGTGAGATTACAAAACGTCTGACTGGATTTTCAGGTGCTGTTTCGCTTAGTGGATTTTCAGTTACAAATCCTTGGAAGATGTAACTACGTTTTTTCCAATATTTACGACCTAGGTCTTCTAAAGATGCATCCTTAAACCAAGGACGTACTTCAGTTAATACTGGACAAGTATCGCCGTACATTTCTGCACAAGGTACTTGTACTGTTACTGGTTTCATGTCTCCACCTTTTACTCCAGGGAAAGTAAGACGAATCATTTGTCTTTCTACCCAGAAAAAAGTGTTGTCAGGATCGCTATCAGGCAAAAACCTTAGTGTTGTACTAGTGTTCTCGTCGATATTCCAGTGGGGGTAAATGGCGTTGTCGCCGTTTGATGAACTGTTTGGTTTGGAATTAGATTCCATAGAGGCCAGTTTTGCCCTTATTTCTTGTAAAGATGCCATGTTATTTCTCCATATGTGCCATGTGTGTCAGGACTTCTGTGTTTGTGTCCTAACTTGGGTTATTATAATATATCTTTGCCATGTTGTCAACCTTTTTCTATCACGTGATAGCAATCGTTGTCTTTATTGTAATAGTATTTATGCCTTACGGCACTTTAAACCAGGTTTTTATTGAGCAAAAGGCTTATCAGTATTAGTAAACGTGTCTAGGAAGGATTCATATTTGCCTAAATCGTCTGTACTTTCTGCCATAACTGGTGTTGAATTCTGTGCTGAAAGCAATGATGCCTTAACTGCTCTGTATTCAAACTGAGACATATTGCCTCCTCCAGATAACTTGCTACCTATACCATTTAAATATCCGCCTAACTTCTCGCTACTTGCAGATTGCCCTAGTTGTGATACTCTATATCCTAATTGTGCATTAGGTGTATCAAACTGCATTACTTCACTTTCTTGCATAAGTGTTTTAGCATTCTTAAATGATTCTGTTTGGATAGTATCCATTATGTAACTTTCAAAAGCGGACTGCTTATTAACTAATCTGCTTAATGTGTGATGTGCATTTCCTACTTTTTCGTCAAAATGTGTTTCAGTGAAGTGGTCTTCTAAGTTTACTTCATTAACTATTTCAACGTTATTAAATTCTGCTAAACTTTCAACAGCATTTGCATAAGTTTTTACACCGCTAAGTTTCTTAAATGTAGTTCTAATGTTTTCAATATGTTCTTTAGCAAGTGAGACATACTCGCCATTGGTTTCGTTAACCAATCCTTTCTTTGTAACATAGCCAACAAACTCTTTAATAGAGCCAAAGTCTTTACACATTCCAATAATGCTTTCAGCGACTGTATCGTGCATTGTACCACCATTGTGTATATGCCTAGCCATTGCTCTTGCACCATGTAAGTTTTTACTTGGGAACAAATGACGTTCTTCGTTCGCTTGGATAAAAATCTTATTAATGTTTCTGCTTCTCGAACCACGTACTTCTTCATTAACGTCTTTACTGTGCTTAACAATAATCTTAACGTTGTCTAGTGGTTGATAACTAGTTTTCACTGAACCGCTAACCGGTCCTAAATTTGCTTCTGTTACTGATTCCATACCTGTCTCTTTGGATGCTTTTGCAACACTTATTGCATCGCTTATTGGTTTAAGTGTTTTCCCAAATACTCTGAAGTCTAAATTCATTAAGTAACTTTGGGCTAACTGTTTTAGTTGCTTTCGTAAAATGTCAGTTTCTTCTGTATTTGCACTAACACTAAACTTAATTTCTTCTTGAGGTACATTAAGTGTAACTAGTAAGTCTGGATCTTCAACGTAAAAACGTACTGCATCTGCAGGATCGCCTACTGTAACGCCTTCTTTATCGTAAGTGTCAACAGCAAAACCATATCCTTTTAATAAGTTGAATACTTTGTCTGCTACTGTTTTAACTGAAATCGCCATTTAATATATCTCCTACTTGTATTTATCTTTTATCGAGTTTAAGTATTGATAATCGTTTTTATAAATTTCTTTAATCATGTCTCTAACACCAGGATCTATTGTTTCATCTGTAACTATAACATTTCTTTCCATAGAGTATCGTGTTTCATGATCCCATGCATGATCTATTCCTAATTTACGATTAAAGTACTCTGAATCACCTATTTTGTTAAAGTCTAGTAGTACTAAGTTAACACCAGTGTCTTCCCAACTTGGTATTATATCACTGTATTTGTTCTGTGCATACATTAATTTATCAGGTGTTTCTATTTTTCTAGTTGCATGTTGCTGTACTTTACGTTTAAGTATATCAACACCTTCTGGTGTATTAAAGTATTCTGCTTCTCTATCAAATACATTACCCATTTGGGTCTTGGCATGTGTCCACCAACTAGTATGATTAATCGTACTAATCCAAGTTTCGTATGGATCTCTAATCCATAAATAAACAGTTAAATCAAAACGTTCGTCTAATTCTTTAATTACACTTATACTTCGCTGTGGTTGATACCACCCCAACGAAAAGTCCATCCAAGGTTTTTCAGATTGTTCTATAGTAGTGTAGTATTCACTTAATGATTTTTCAAAAGGCTTGCCTTTATATAGTAATGGAAAATCGGGGAATGGTTTTTCACACCATATGTATGTTTCTTTTAAATCGTACGAGTTATAGTTATTTTTTAAGTTTTCCCAAAGCCATGTGGTGCCTGTTCGGGCTGGACCAACACACAACAGTAGTTCCGTGGACATTACAAGAATCCGATTGGCATAGGCTCGTCATATTCGTCATACGGGCCAGTATCTCTATCTGATTTTTCTATTCCGATTGTAGAATTTACTACTGAAAAAACATCATCTTCAAATGTAGCAATATATGAAACCATTCTACAAGCAACAACCATAGCCATAACCAAATCATCACTCTCACCTGGTTGCCCGGCAAAGCTATTGCCTCTTGCTACAAATGTTTTTAGCTCTCCAATTAATGCTTTACTACATATACCTAACTTATCTTGTTCTATGTATCGCTTAATTTGAATACAGCCTTCTATTTTTGTTTTACTACTAGTATGGAATCCTTTACGTCCTTTACGTCCTTGTACTTTAACAGGATCATGTAAGAACGTTCCTGGAAAAGCTTCTTCACCGGTATCTCTGATTACAACTAGTGCCGCTTCACCGATACTGTTATTCTCAACCGTCCAATAAATTTCTTTAGCACCATAGTTTTGTATTTCTTCTAGAATTTCCATCATAGTCCTAACTTGCCCCTCAATAGGAGTTTTATTATGGCACCATTCTGCAACTTGATTCATACTGGGTAGTTCTATTACTTGTATTGCGGCATTATCTCCACCGGTGCCTGCACTTGGGTCTAAACTCACTACATACATCTTATCTGTACTGGGCCTCTTATACCAACGTACTTGCCCCATCTTGTATAGGGCATCTATGGCTGTCATAGTGGCAAGTTTTAAAGGATCTATAAGTGTTTCATTGTAAATAATGAATTCACATTCATGTTCTCGTCTAAATCTCTCTTCACCAATTCTACTACGTTCTTCATCTGCCCACTCTGCCGTTCTATCCGGATGTTGATTCCACTTTGCCATGTAACCTTTAAATCCGTTAACACCGACAACACTTGGATTACCGTACTCGTCGACAGTTTTAGTTGCTTGGTTCCAAATACTAGCGAAGGTGTCTTCATCACTGTTAGGTGTTGAGGTCATAATACACTTGCCGCCTGTACTTAATGTAGGAGACAACGCTGTCCAAAATTCTGCGGCGATACGTGGGGGTACAAACGCAAACTCATCCAAGTAAACTAATGTTAACGACATACCACGTCCAGTGTTTTCAGTAGTTGTACTACTTACTATACGTGATCCGTTGTCAAATGTTAAACTAGTCTTATTATATTCTGAAACGCCTGCTCTGATATGATCTGGAATCATTTCGTATGCATATCTAATACGTTGCATAATTTCTTGTGAGCCAGCCGCTTTATGAGCCGCTACAAGTATTGTACTGTCTGGCTTAAACATAGCAAACCATAACAAGTATGCCGCCGCAACAGTAGTTTTACCCATCTGTCTGCCCAGCATGTTAATACTATATCTAAATTCGTTGTAGTTTGATATTAAGTCTTTCTGATAATCAAAGGGAACAAAGTCAATGCCGCCTTTAGTAGGATGTTGGATCTTAACAAAGTTTTCCATGAAGTACAATGCCCCGTCAACCGGGTCACAACACGCCTGAAACTCTCTAAGCATGTCTTGATCATATTGTATCTTCTGGTAGGCTGGTTTAACCAGCTCGGTATTTACTGTTCCTTTAGGCATAGTAAGTATTTATGTGAGTTTTGAGGGATTGTTTACTAGGAACGGCTGTTTTTAAGATAATCTCTAAGTTTATCTCTAATAACGCTAGTTAATACTGCTTTGTCTGTGGACATATTAGGATTAACGTCTGTTTGTGGAAAGTCCATAGTTGGGTGACTGCCGTCATCAGCATCTACTTCAACTTCTGCTTCTGGTTGTTCTGGTTGTTCTGGTTGTTCTGGGTTTATGTCTTGCGGAAGTGTTATTCCTGCAAGTTTTAATACTTTTGCTAGTTCTTGCATATCATCAGCACTTGCTTCTATACTTACTGAACCTTTATCAGTGTTCTTTTCTTGTCTAAATGTAACTGAGCCACCAGTTTGTTCTGGAGCAAGTTCAAGTTCTGGTTCCATTCCACATGGTGCTTCGTCTGTTTCTGGTTCTATAACAATTGGTTCTTCTTGTACTGCTTCGGCGCCTTCTTCTTCAATTGTTTCGTCAACAAAACCTGTTGTTTCACATACTCTTTTACCACACCCACAATTCTTAGGTTCTTCGTTTACTTCTTCTGTTTCTGCAAACAGTTCCATTAATCTTTTGTTTAGGTCGTGGTCATTTATCATTTTAGTTTCTTCTCGAGCTTTGTGATATAACGTCAGCTACCTTAGATTCAGGTGCTAGTCCGCCATGTGCTAATCCAGTTATGGAATCGTGCATTGCTCTTAAGTTGTCGCCCATTAGTTCATCTTTTGTTGGGTAATTCTTAAAGTAATCTGCACCTTTCTCTGCTTTAATTCTTTCTAACTCTGCTAAGAACTTGCTGTTATACTCTTCACCAAATACGGCTAAGTCTAAATCTTCGTTCTGTGCAGTGTAATGTTCTTGTTCTTCAGTTGAATCAACTTCTTCTAGTTGTGCTTCTGGAGTCTCAACACTTCTGTCTAGGTCATCAGCAAGTCTTTGCTCTGCCTGTTCTGATTCTACTTTTCTTGGATCGTTAACACCGTAACATAATACATGGTCGTGATCCATATTCATTTCAACACAAATTAATACTTCTAGTATTCTTTGATTGACTGGGTATTTAAGTACAACATCTGTACTACATACTTCTGATGTAACGTTTACACCTTTTAGTCTTTGAAATTCCATTGGATTTTCTTGAATTGGTAATCTTTTCCAAGGAGTAGCACTAACTAAGTTATACTTTGCAAGGACGCCTTCCAGCTTAGATAGGTCATCTGGGCTACAATCTCTCGCTAACTTAATTCTATAGCCGTACTCTTTGCTAAAAGATTCGTTAATTAGTTCTTTTAAGTTTTTCATTTATTATAAACTCCTGTTACACTTATTTATCATATTTATCAATTTTTTATAAATATAAGCATGACCATTAAAGTTAAAGAACCTCAAAATCCAACTGACGGCGAATATTCATTGGCGAACGATGGCACTGTAGTAGTTTTTAAAGATGGTGAATGGACTATTCCTAGTCAGTAACGTCATCTACCTTAGTATTAATTATTTTCAACAGTTCGTTACGATCCATTACAGCGGTCGCCGGTGATCCATCATCATAATTACCAGCATTACTATCAAGTCTTGCTTTCTTAATCATCATATCAATTTGTTTTAGTTTTGAATTAACTTTGCTGTCTTTTGCTTCTAAGGCAGTCTTTAACATTTTTGCGGCACTATCAAATATACTGCCAGCTTCTCTATCTCCAACATTCATACCCAAGTTCATTAACTGCGTGTAACTGTCAACTGCCTGTTGAGCAATGCTATCCATTTCTAAATCATGCTCCTCAAGACCCTTTACATTCTGTAGAGCGTTATCAATTTTTTCTGCGGTAGTTAATGCTGTTTGAATATCTTCCACATCAATAGTCTCAAATTCTGTTACTTGCTTGTCATTTATTTCTTTTTGGGGTACAGACTCTGGTATTGATTCGTAGGTGTCTACAATGGGTGGTAAGTTAAATTCTTCTTCTAGTTTCTTTGTCATAACACTATTTACCTACTTTTATATCTATATCTAAAAAATTTGATAACGAATTACTTAATTGTTGCGGGTTTGTACTGTCTATTTTTAATTTTGTATATTGTATATGCGAATCATTAAAAATTTGTAAAAAGGATTCTTGTGGTTGAATATGTTCGTCCCACTCTGTGGGTACTTTTAATAATTCATGTAATGGTAAAATTTGTCTATTAGTTCTTTGTGCAAAATTTAACCAACTAGGATCATATCCTGATGCTAATCTTTGATTTATATCACGTGTATTACAAAACCATGTTGCTTGTTGAATATGCTTAGGTGTAAAAAATTGGTCTCGGCCATTGATTGCCGAAGGGGTAGTGCCAGTGTGAAAAATAATTCTCTCTAAGGTAGAGACCTCGGCTTGGGTATCAAATAGTTTAACTTCTGGATGTTCTGCAATAGCATGTTCAGTGTCTTGTGAGGCACATTTTGGTATATTTATAAAACAAAAAAGTTTGTTTTTTATAAAAAATGGCTTGAATTGTCCGTATTGATGAGAAAAATGTTTCGGAGTATTGTGATTGCAATCCAATACTTCACTAAGATATTTGCTTTGTATCATTTACGTTTTGCTTTTCTTGGTTTTGTTCTTTTCTTAGAATTGTTTCTAAATATCTGATCTTCTGTTATTACTTTAAATCGTATACCTTTTGCTTCTGACCATTGCTGTGCGGCTGTCCACTTGGCGGCATTTACTATAGTTGCCATTTTATCGCCCCTACCTTTAGCATTTTCAATTACTGTTTGGCTTTTAGGTTTAATTTCTATAAGTTCTACTAATGTTTTTCCGTTCTTGTCTTGATACTGTACCATAAAGTCGGGTACATAGTTTGTTATCTTTCCTGTTAAAGGATGTCTGTAAGGAATTTTTACATTCTCACTTGCCCATTTTAATATGTTAGGATGTCCATCACAAAATCTCATAAAAGCAGTTTCCCAACTACTTCGTGCAAAAGGCTTTTTAGGTCCTATGTATTTTTCTGGATTCTGCGGCGTGTATAGCCCTTGGGAATAACGAGATGTCATTGTTAAGGCCTGATTACGTTTGCTAGTTTGCTCTGCCTATTTGATTTGGAAACTGTTAAACCAATAAGATTGCCTTTTGGTCTAATTTTATTTATGGATTTGTATGTAGATTCTGCTAACTTAATAGAAGATTCGTTTATTTCAAAGTACTCCATAGGATGTACACCTTGCTGTTTAGCAATTTGTATTAGTGCAACTGCAAGTGTTTTACCTGTTGCGTTGTTAAAGCCAATACTAGTAAGTCTGTTATATATTAAGTCGATTTCATCGCCATTCATTCCAGCGTTTTGTTTTCCTAACATTGTTGTTAGTATCTCGACACTTGCTTCTGGTATTGGAAATGCTATAGTAGAGTTTTCTAAAAACTTAACAAGTTTGTCTTTGCGAACTTCGTAACTTACTTCGTTACCGAATGTTTCATATAAACTAGTAGACATTACTCTCCACCTGCAGTCGGATCTAGATCGCCTTGATCATTGCTACTTGCAAACGAAGATAAAAAATCTACTTGCTCTCTTCTAGTCACTCCATTTAAAAATTCTACTTTTCGTTCTTGTAAATCTAATGGGTACACATAGTTATTACCAACTGTCGGCAGAGACTGAGCGTTTCCTTTTTGTGCTACTTCCCATTCTTTCTTATTAAAGTCTGAAAATCTTTTTAAGTCGTCTTCTTCAATAAATGCATTTATATTAGGATCTATAGTAAAATTTTCATATTCAATATTTAAATTAATCTGGTTAGCAGATGAATCGCTATAATCTATTCCGTCGATTTCAAATGATGTTATCATAGGATTAAATAATGTATACTTAATTGCTCGTCCTCCATGATACTGTACAATGTCTATACTAGTAATAAAGTTACGTTCTTGTGCTGGCTGTAAATTTAAGCCTGCGGAGTTACTGTTAAATGGTCTATTAAAACTACCCGATGTTCCGTTACCATCACCTGAAGCAACTATTTCTGGAACAATATCATTTTCAATAACAGATTTATTTGTTATACCACTGCCGGGATACAAATTAGTAGGGTTAGTGAATAAATGTGCATACATTCTCATTAACATAGCAACCCATACACTATCTACTGTGTCAAACACAGCAATTTGTACAGGCTTATAGTCAACAGATGAAACTGTTATACGTTTTCTATTATATTGATTTTGTACTGCTGTGGCAAATTCTGCTGAAGGCATAGTAGCTGTTCTTACTAAACTACTTAATTTATTTGTAAATTCTGCAGAGGGATTCATGTGTTCTGAATTAGGGTATAGAGCTGAGTTAAAAACAAAGTTAACATAACCATTAAACTTTTGTCTTACTGGATTGTTTGACGGTTTAAATTGGTCAGCTTCTTGTGGTGCTTTTAAAAAGTATTTTGATGGATGCGAGTCGTCTCTATCATACCCTTTGAATCCTGCATACCCATTGAACATTCCCCTCATGCCGAGG